TGGAAGACAAACGTTTTCTGGCCCTGCAAGAGCACAACACACATGGACTGATTTGGATGGTAGAAAATATGCTGCAATTGGTTCGTCTAAACTTTTATTAGTTTATTATGAGGATCAATTCTTTGATATAACACCACTTGAGGCAGTCATAACTGGTGCAACTTTTACGTCCACAAATAACTCTACAACTGTCACTGTCAACAAGGCATCTCATGGATTAGTTGCTGGTGATTACTTTATATTTACTAATGTCACATTACCTGGTGGAGGTGCCACTGGATACACGGCTGCAAATTTCACAGATAATACTTTTGAAGTTGTTACAGCTGCAGCGAATACATTTACTATTACTATGGCAAGTGTAGAGTCTGGTACTGGTATGAGTACTGCTGGCTCTGCTTCATTAAATAAATATGTAGAAATTGGACCAGTCATACAAACATACGGTTATGGTTGGGGTACTGGAAGCTGGGGTGGAGGATTATTGTCAACCGCAACAAGCACCACGTTAAACGGAGCACTGTTGGCGGACACTAACGGTACAGGTGGATCTGGTACAGCAATTACTTTAACTTCGGCTACAGGTTTTTCTGGAAGCGGAGGAACGGCATTAGTTGGTAACGAAATAATTACATACACTGGAGTTTCATCAAATGATATAACTGGAATAACTAGGGCAGCTTCAGGTACAACCTCTGCAGCACATAATAGTGGTGCTACTATAAGAGAAATAAGTTCTTTTACTGGTTGGGGCATACAAACAACATCCTCTACAGTAATTCTTGATCCTGGTAACTGGTCCTTAGATAACTTTGGTGAAATACTTACATCAACAATTAGAAATGGTAAAACTTTTACATGGGATCCAAGTGTTGCAAATCCAACTAGTAATAGAGCAACAGTGATGGCCAGCGCACCAACTAAATCCATATCAACACTAGTTTCAGATAGGGACAGACACTTTATTCATTTTGGCACAGAAACTGTTATTGGTGATACAACCAAACAAGATCCAATGTTTATAAGATTTAGTGATCAAGAAAATTTTAATGTGTATGAACCAACATCAACTAATACGGCAGGAACATTTAGATTAGACACAGGTAATACTATTGTTACAGCTGTTTCTGGTAAGGATTATGTTTTAATACTTACTGATCAAGCCGCTTATACTATGCAATTCGTTGGTCCACCGTTTACTTTTAGTATACGTCAAGTGGGTACTAATTGTGGTTGTATGGGTATGCATGCAGCAGCTTATGCCGATGGTAAAGTTTATTGGATGGGTTTATCAGGTGGTTTCTTTGTATTTGATGGTACTGTTAAATTACTTCCTAGTTTGGTAGAGGACTTTGTATTTCAAACTGATGGTGATAATTTAGGTATAAATTATGCGTCTAATCAAATTGTATTTGCATCACACAATTCTTTATACAATGAAATAGTATGGTTCTATCCAAAGGGTACGCCATTACTTTCACCATCTACACAAATAGATAGATCAGTAACTTATAATTATGTAGAGAATGTTTGGTCTACAATGTCTCTTGCTAGAACAACATATTCAGACTCCACAACTTATGCAAAGCCTTATGCTACTCAATTTAATTCAAGTGGTGTGCCACAATTCCCAACGGTCAACGGAGCAACAAACACGTTCGGTGCATCCACATACTTTGCACACGAAGAGGGTGTAAACGAAATTAATTTATCAGGTAATGACATAGCAATTCCTGCATTTGTTAAATCTGGTGATTTTGATTTACCAATACAAGGTGATGGTGAGTTTTTATTAAACGTAAGAAGATTTTTACCTGATTTTAAAAACTTACAGGGTAATGTAATTATAACGTTGGAGACAAAAGACTTTCCAGAATCAAATATATCTACCAATGTTTCGTTTGTGGTAAGTGGCACAACAAGTAAAGTAGATACTAGAATAAGAGGTAGACTAGCAAATATAAAAATAGAAAATACAGCTGTTAATGAAAATTGGAGATTTGGAACTTTCAGAGCTGACGTATCTCAGGACGGTAGAAGATAATGGCAAAAATTACAGTATATATTCCAGAGCCTAAAACAGTCTATGATGAAGAGAACCAAAGACAAATTATACAAAGTCTTGACACTGTTAAGTCACAGCTTAATACATCGTTCCAAGAAGATTTAAAAAATGAACAAGAAGCTTTTAACTTTTTTATGCACTAATGACAATACAATATAAAAATCAAGGGTTTAGTTTAGCTACTACAAATGTTACAACTGTTTTTACCTGTCCAACAAGTGGAGTGGCTATAGTTAAAAGTGTAAGTATAGCAAACGATCACTCAGCAGATGTTCAAGTAAAAAGTTCTTTAACTGATACTTCAGCAGGTGCAACATACAATTATTTTATAAAAACTATGACTTCAGATAGTTCTGACAATGCAGTCAGTGGTATTTTAAATTTAGAAGGTGGTGATAAAATTAATTTTGAATGCACAGTTAGTAACGTTATAACAGGCGTTGTAAATTACGCATTAATAGATAGGTCTCAAGAAAATGGCTAAAGCACCAAAATTTGGTGTTAACACTTATAAAGGGAGCACTAGAAAAAAGAGACCAGGTAGACATACAAAAAGATTGAATAAACATAAAAAAAGGAATATGAAAAAAAGATGATAGAGTTTCTTAAAAAGCTTTTAGGTATAAATCTATTTGATTATCGTTTAAGAAGACTTGAAAGAAAAATGTATTGGAAAGAAAAATACAAAAATGTCAGATAGTGTAAAATATACAGTCATCGATGGTAAGGCTGTCCCTGTACTACCAGCTAAAGCAGTATCTCAAATAAAACATAAAAGATCAGGTAAAATTTATAATACAAAAGAAGACTTTCATGCAGAAGTTAATAATCCTGAAATCGATACTAATGAGGATGATTTACAAGAGGATTTGCAAATAACTGTTGCATCATTAGATGTATTTAGTAAAACTAAGTAATGAGTCCTATTGGTGGAACCGAAATACAATACAATAAATTATACAAGTACGTTGACAATAAGTTACTAAGTAATTTTCAAATAACTACTTCAATACCAGAAAAAGAGCCAATATCAAAAGACAAGATTAATATTCTATGGCAACAAAATTCTTATGATCAACCTAATATTAATCCATGGTTTAGAGATGAAAAAAACTATGACAAGTATGATTGGTATGTATTTAATTCTCATTGGTGCTACGAAAAATTTAGAATGTTTTATAAAAAATTACCAACTGAGAAGTGCACTGTAATAAAAAATGCTATTGATAATTTCCCAGATAGGAAGCCATATAAAAAAGGTGATCCACTAAAAATGATATTTCATCCCACACCATGGAGAGGTTTAAATGTAATATTAGGTGCAATGCAACTATTAAAAAACGATAAAATTACATTGGACGTTTATTCGTCCACTAAAATTTATGGATCTCAATTTAAAGATAAAAACGATGATATGTTTAAACCATTGTATGCACAGGCTGCAGAATTAACTAATGTAAATTATTTAGGATGGCGTGACAACGACTTTATTTTAAACAATCTAACAGACTATCATATTTTTCCTTACTCTAACAACTGGGAGGAGACTTCTTGTATATCTGCAATTGAAGCATTGGGTGCGGGACTACATATGATAACCACGAACAACGGAGCATTATTTGAAACTTGTAGTGAATGGCCAGTTTACGTGCAGTATGATCGTAATTATAAAAATATGTCAGAGTGTTTTGCTTATGCTATCGATGAAGTAATTGATTATTTACATCATGATAAATGTCAAGAACATTTACAAATGCAACAAGACTTTTATAAAAAATTTTATTCTTGGAATAAGAGAAAAATAGAATGGGATAATTTTTTAAATGGAGTATTAAATGCTAAATAATGAACCTATATGGTTTAATAAAAAAGAAAAATCAAATCAACCACAATATAGAATATTTGTAGGCACACCGTGTCATTCAAATGTAAGTATACACTATACTCAGTCAGTATTAGAATTACAAAAGTATTGTATGCAACAAAATATAGGAGTGATGTTTCAATTATTTAAATCATCTCTAGTGACGCAAGGTAGGAACTTATGTGTATCGGCTTTCCTACAATCCAAAAGCACACACCTGTTATTTATTGATTCAGATATTTCTTTTGACACCCACTGTGTAAAGCATTTATTAGAAGCTGATAAGGATGTTATTTCAATACCGTATCCTTTAAAAGATATAAGCTGGTCCAAAGCAGTAGAACTGCAAAAAAAAGGTAGATTAAAAACTGAGGAGGACTTTAAGAAAAGAGCTTTTTATAGGTACCCTATAAGGGTGTCAGACCAAAAAGATATTAAAATAAAAGAAAATATTATTGAAGTAGAGCACTCGCCTACTGGATTTATGATGATTAAAAGAGATGTCTTTACTAAGATGAAAAAGAAATACCATGATAAGAATATAAATCAGGACACTTTAATAAATGGTAAACTACAAAAAATACCTGAAATGTGGAACTTTTTTGATACCCTACATGATCCAGTCAAGAAGACATATCTAGGAGAGGATTTTGCCTTCTGTAAGCTATGGAGAGAAATGGGTGGTAAATGCCATGCATACATAGATGATGAAATTACACACGTTGGAGAACACTCATACACTGGTAAATTTGGCGATGAGTTGATAAAGTCTTAACATTATTATAAAATAAGCAATATGGATCCATTAACATTATTAGCAGTATTTGGAGCAAACGTAGTAGGTAATAAATTACAAGGTCAAAGCACTAAAGATGCTTTGAAGGGCAGTATATTACCAACTGCAATGGCAGCAGTGCCAGGTGCAGGCAATCCGTTTACATCATTCGCTGCACAACAAGGTTTATCTGGAGCAGCCAGCACGGCTGGGTCAAGTGCTTTAAAACAATTATTAATTGACAGAGCAAAACAATTTGCTGCGCAAAAAGTTGGCGAGAAAGTGGGGACAAAAATTGGTATAGATCCTAATCTAGCTGGATCATTAGCGTCTAGTTTTGCTTTACCTATCGGAGATTCCCTAATGTCAAATATTGACCAAACTGATATTAAAAACTTAGGACCTATAGATTCTTTAAAGAAAAAGTTTTTCGAAGATAAAGCCCTACGAGCAAAATATAAAAATGCAGATGAGTACGTAAAGGCAGTGTTGTCTACACAAGGTGTCGGTGATCCCAAGGGTGGTAAAATGGATGCGTTTAAGGATTTATTTAAAACTGATGGTTCATACGATATAGATAAAATTTCAAAAGGTGCAACTCTATTTGGTGTACCTGCTTTACTTTATGCATCAGGTGCCTTTGCTCCGCAAGATAAAAAAATGATAATGCCTACCTATTTAAAAAATTATCCTGAACTAAGAGAAAGAAGAGGTGGACTGAAAAGAATTAATCCTGTCACAGGTCAGGAGGAGACTGTAGATATGGTTCCAATACCAGAAACTGGTAGTAGAGGAGATCCGTACGAGTATTCTGAAAGAACTTTTAAAGCTGCCAAAGGTGGTATTGCTCAAGCCCTACCATCAAAATCTAATCACGATGAGAATGATACTAGCAATTACATGAGAGCAGGTGGTTATGTGATAGATGGTAATGGCGCAGGTGATAAAAATGAGGATACTATGCTTGCACAATTAGCTGATGGTGAATTTGTAACTAGAACAGATGGAGTTTTGGGAGCAGGAATTCTAGCGGGTGCAAATCCAAAAGACGAAAAAGATATGAGAGACAAAGGTGCTAAGTATTTTTACGATCAACAAGCAAGATTTAAAAGAGTTTACGATTTATTAAATGCAAACAGAGCTGCTACAGTTCAGTAAAGAAGAGGTAGATAAGATATGGCCAATGGCAGAAAAATATATTACAGATGCTTGCAAAAGTCATGGGGGTTACAATGCTAGTGATATTAAACAATTTCTTAAATCAGGTGCAATGCAACTTTGGGTGGCTCTTGCTACAGAAAATAAAAAAGTTATTTGTGTCTGTGTCACTGAAATTAGAAAGTATCCTAACTTCAGCGTCTGTGATTTACGTATTGCAATTGGTCAAGATTTTAATAGATGGGTTGATTTTATGGATACAATCTGTGCTTGGGCCAAAAAAAATGGCTGTCGTAAAATGGAAATATTTGCCAGACCAGGTTGGGAACGAATACTTAAAAACAAAAAATTTTTTAAAACACACGTACAATTAGAGAAGGAATTATGAGTGTAATAGATAATTTAGATATTAAACAAAAAGTTAAAATATTTAATGAGCTTTATAAAGAGCTATCAGGTTATGGTATTAAGGGTGATACACAACTTGCTCATGTAAATGATGAAGAAGTAGCTTTATTAAAAGCTAACGGTGGATCAGGCACTATAAATCCTGTAACTGGATTACCTCAATACTTCGGTGGTGGCGGAGGTGGCGGAGGCTCTCCTGAAACACAAACTCAAATAGTTAGAGAAGCGCCAGGTATAGAGGAGCGTAAATTAGAATTAATGGATCTTGCACGAGATCTTATTGACAAACCAGAAACCTTACCAGCACAACAAGTTGCTCCATTATCTGCGCTTGAGCAACAGTCATTAACACAAGCTGGTCAAACTGGAGTAGGCGCTGGTGCTACTCAGGCTGGTATAGCTTCGGCATTACAAGCAACAGCACAACCTAACATAGGTCAATTCATGAATCCATTTCAAAGATTTGTGACTGATGAAATTACTAGACAATCAAATATAAAACAGAATGAGCTATCCGCAGAAGCAGTTAGATCTGGTGCATTTGGTGGTGGCAGACAAGGTATAGCCTCAGCTGAAATAGAAAGAGCTAGACAACAAAATATAGGACAAGCACTAGCAGGTGGATTTGATACGGCCCTTGGAGCTGCACAAAATCAACAAAGAATGCAATTAGGTGCAGGTGAATTATTAGGTGGTTTAGGTCAACAACAGCAACAAATGGCACAACAAGATATAGGTCAACTACAACAGGCTGGTGGATTACAAAGACAATTAGCACAACTTACACTTGATGCTGCAAGACAATCACAATTACAACAGCAGTTTGAGCCATACCAAAGATTAGAATTTGCAAAAAATATTTATGCTGCAGGACCAACATCACAGTCTCAAATAACTTTAGCTTCAGCGCCACAAACAAGTCCATTAGCACAATCTATAGGAACTGGACTGGGTGCTTTTGCTGCTTATCAAGGAGCCTTTAAATAATGAATAAAGTATTAATGAGACCAATCTTTAAAATTAAATATGTAAGGTCACATGAAAAAAATAAATTTAACAAGGGCGGTATAGCTAATGTTTTACATTTTCAAGAGGGCGGTCTATCACAAGGTGAAAGAACAGCCTTAAAATTACAGCCATTTGTGAGTGCTCTATTAGGTGCACAAAGAATGCCAGGCGAATCTGCGTTCTCACCAGTAGCTAGAGCTGTAGGTCAGGGATTTGCAGGACTACCAGATAATTTAAAAACAATCGCTGCTATAGATGAGAGTTATGAGCCTGAAGAAAAAGAGACTTATAGAAGATTGACTAAAGAAGAAGTAGAGAGCGGTAAATTTGGAGATAATTTAGACCCCTCAGGTAATTGGCAAATAAATGAAAGCACAGGTGAATTGAAAAACTTAGCTACAAAAAAATTATTTGCAGATCCATTTAAATCTGCACTAGCACCAAAATTAGCGGAGGACTATACAAACACTATTCAAGCTGGAGCAACTGCACAAGGTAAACTTGGTGATTTAGAAATTTTAGAAGCCCTTGTAGGTAATCCTGATTTGACACTAGGTCAATTCGGTCCACTAACACAAAACATACAAAGATTTGTTGTTGGTTTAGGAGCTGATGAAAAAGGTTTAACAGACTTGACCGCTGCAGAAGTCCTACAAAGATTTGCAGGTAAATCAGTACTAGCTGACTTGGGACAATTAAAAGGTGCTCTGTCCGAGAAAGAATTAGCCTTCATTCAAAGTTTAAATATAGGTGTAGATACACCTAGAGAGGCAGCTGTAATGCTTGTACAACTTTATAAAAAGGCATCAGAAAAAGCAATTGCAAAAGCTAAATTATACAACGAACACGTTGCGGCTGTAGGTAATCCTTTAACACCTGATTCAAACGGTTTAACTCTATTTCAAAAAAATGCTAAACTAGATGCAGACTTCCAAATATTAAGTCCAGAGTTTGAGGACAGATTAGCTGGCTTATCAGGGACAAAATCGTCTTCTAAATTTGATAGAAAAACAATTACTGTATCTGAAAGTAATATTGATAAATTTAAACAGCTATACCCTGGCCAAGAAATAAGCATAGGGCAAAAATATGAAGTAAGAGAAGTTACACAAAAAGGTGGAAAAGTTAAAAAGTTTCAATTAATTCCAGTTAATTAAAATGAGCCAAGAATTATTAAAACAACTGTTAATAGAAGAGGGCATTGTACAGTCTGAAGATCAATCAATAATTGCAGATATAGTAAATTCAGAGGACCAAGAGGAACAAGAGACTGATAATATTTTTGACACAATAAACGACATATTTGATGGCACTAAAAGGACACAATATGTAAGTATGCCTGAAATAGGTGAGGCCAAATTAGACTCTTTAGGTCAATCTGCAAAAGTTACTGCTGGTCTTCTTCTAACACCAAACCAAGAATCACAGGCAGACATAATTAAAGCAAGTATACCAGGCTCTGCGATTAGAGAAGATAAATACGGAAACCCAATAGTTTCTTTACCAGACGGAAGAGCTTTTTATTTAAATAAACCAGGCGCATCATTTCAAGATTTTATCCAAACCACTGGTCAAATATTATCATACATACCAGGCTACAGCATGGTAGCAAAAAAATTAGCGAAGAGTTACTTTAAAAAAATTATAGCACAAACGGCAGTTGCTGGTGGTACTTCAGTAGCACAAGACTTAGCTGCAAAACAACTTGGAGCGACTACAACTATTGATGCTCCAAAATTAGTTACTACTATGGCTGCCACTGGTTTGTTCGAGACGGGTGTCCCAGTTCTGCAAGGCTTGTTTAAAGTTATGCAGAGACTTAGAAAAGCAAAAAAATATGTAAAAGTAGGATCAGACGGTAAAACAATTCTAAGTCAAAAGGGCAGAGAAGCATTAGAAGCAGCAGGTGTAGATCCTAGCACAGCCTCAGATGATTTTATTAAAAAGTTTTTTGAAAGATATGGATCTGGTGTTGGTGATGATTTAGCTAAAGCAAGAACCGAGGCAGAGTTTGGAATAGATATGGCAGCTTCTCAAACTGGTTTAGCAAAAGATAAGGTAAGTCTTGCAAATTTGTATGAAGCAACAAAAGGCACATTTGGTGAAACAGCTCAAATAAAAGCAATAGAATTTTTCTCTAAACAAAACATACAAATAAAAGAAAGCTTTGAAAAAATTTTAGAGAGATTTAATAAAGGTCAAATAGATACACCAGATTTAGAATCTGCTGGGGCAAGAATATTAGACTCAGTAAGAAAAGGATTTCAATCAGCGGACGATAAAGTTCAAACAGCCTATAATCAAGTAGATAAAAAAGCAATTTTCACAGGCGGGGGCTCAAATATAAAAGTTTTAACTAACAGTGTAAGAAAAAACATTATGGACTCCGTTGGTTCTTTAGATCCTAAAGTCATGCCTGGTACTGCAGCAGCATTAAGATCCTTAGATGATCTTGTTAAATTAGCCTCTAAAAAAAATCCTAAAGAAATAGATCAAGTGATATTTGATACTTTCGAAAAAAGAAGAATGTATATAAATGATTTAATTAATGCAGCTAAAAAAGAGGGTGGTCCAGATTACAGGGCCCTAATAAATGTTAAAAAAGCCTATGATAAATTTATGAGTGATATGATTGATAA